TTAATATAAATTTTCCATCCTCTTTATTATCAAAAAAAGTTTTAAATTGCTTTAATATATTCATACCAACTTTAGTGTTGGTAATATTAATACCTTTTTTATCGTTAGGACTATTCAAGAACAGAAAAAATAAATAAATAGCACCGCGTCCAATTTTTTCTTTCTTGTATTGAAGTACATTTGCTTTTTCGTCACCAGAAAACAACTCACCAAAAATTTGTAAACCTGTAAAATTTGAGTTTAACTGTTTTAATTCGCTGTTATTTTTTCTTACAATCTGTTCGTACCAATCTTGAAACGAATTATCTTCGAGATAATTAAAAAGCTTAGCAAAAACTATATTATGAGGATATACTTTAGCTAATTCTTCAAAATGCTTAGTATCGACTTGAGGTTCTTGTGTTTTTGATTTAACAAACATCTGACCACTTTCATCTAAACCAAATGAAACGTTATAACCGTCTACTTTTTCAGTAACATCCCACTCTTCATCTTCTGAAAGGAAAAAATCAATAGCTTGTACCGGTGTCATTTTAATAAGATGCGGTATAGAAGGCATTTTTATAGCTTCTTTTACTAACATGTAATTACTAAATGATAAATTCATATTTTAACGTTTTTAGATTCTAGTTCTTTTATTTTTATTTGATTAATTCCGGGTACATGTGCTAAGAAAAACTTAATACCAGTAGCTGCACTATCAGGTTTTACTTGATTTGGTACTTTTTGTTTTAAACCGTCTATATATTTGTCAAAAATGTGCTGTTTTCTTGTAGAGTCTTCTAAACTTGATACAAATTCAATCATTTTTACAAAATGTTTGATACTTCTGGTATCTTTAAAGCCAAGAAGCTTAGTAATTATATTCATAGCGTTGTAAGGAATTACCTGCGGTATACCATTTTTAGACATATCAACGATTTTACTAATTCTATCGTAAGTTATACCACCTTTAGAATAACTAGAGGGTTTTCCGTCTTTTAAAAATATAACTCTATATGTAAAACCGTCACCAGTTAATGAAGGTTTTATTTGAAAATCTAATTTAAATTTATTTCCGTTTTTTTCTTTAAAATTTTTATAAATTAATGAATTTTCAACTTCTTTGCGTATTAAATCTTCAACGTTTTTATCAACAGGGTGAGTGGCGATGATAGCAGATTCAAGTAAATCTCGTTGAGCACCGTTAATTCCGTGAGCTGTATCAGCTGCACTACTGAATTGTTTATGAGCGAAGAAATCTCCCTTCTTTGTCATATTAACAATGTCAATTTGAATTATTTGTTCAGAATCCGTTAACACTACTGCTGTGAAAACTTCATTAGTAGCTTGTTCAGCAGCGTATTTTTTAGGATTATCATCCATAAGTGTACGAGCTATCATTTCAGCAGTTACTCCTTCCTTATATTTTACGTCTAAATCAATATCGCCAAATACTTTCTTGTTGTTTAGTGCATGTTTTACAGTTTCGATATCTTCGATTTCATCAACAATTTCGTTTATATGTTTTTTACCAGAAGCTACAGCAAAAAGTCGTGATGAACCTAATATATATTGCGGTTCATCTTCTTCGATTAAATTATGAGTTAATAATATTTGACGAATTTTATCAATTTCAGATAAAACTGCCTTATTGGGCTGAGCTGGAGCGTAAAACAAATTAGAGTTTCCAGATAACTCTCTTAATTTTTGAGTTTGATTAATAGCTGATTGACCACCTTCAACTAAAAGAGATGAAATGTGTTTTTTATTAAAAAAATTACTAAAGGACTCCTGTAACATACATAGTGTTACTTGGCAGGTGTAGAGGGAGTATTAACGTGATTAATATAACCTGTAATGATCTTCTGATGATTGGGATCAGCTAGTACTTTAGTGACGTCTGCTGCAGACTTAGTATCTGCTAAAGCATTTATAGTGGTAGCAGTTTGAGGAGAAGTTAAGCTAAAAGGAGTAGCTGTATTAGGAGCTGTTCCAGGCTTTGGAGGTTGCTGTTGATTAGTAGGATTACCAACATTAGCAGGGTTAGCAGAAGAAGTTGCTGTAGCAGGGTTAGCTGTATTTGTTACATTTGTATTAGTAGTTGGAGCTGTAGTACTATTAATAGATGGTGCGCTTTGAGGGGTAACAGGTCCGAGCTCTGTTAACATTGTATTTAAAAGGGATTCAAATTTAGACATATATTGTATTTAATCTTAAACTCTATATTTTTATAGAACATTTGTAAGGTGCCGTAAAGGCTTTTAATTCATTTATTATAAGTTGTCTGAAAAATCTACTGTTCCTGAAGAAAAAGTTTTACTTTTTTTATAATTTTTAATAAAAGTGTATAACATGTTTTTATTAGCAAACTTATCAATATTTTGATTGTTTATTTTATTTTTATTAATTGCACTTAAAACAGACATTTCAATATCCGGAGAATTAAATGATGTACATTCACACCACGGCGATGGAAATACATTAAGTACTTTTTTTAATTTAATATTTGTAAACGGTATGCCTTTGGTAATGGGATAAACAACCAGAGCTTTATTATACTTACTAGGGCACTCCTTAAGAGCTGCACAAAATTTTTCTAAACAATAATGATAAAAAAATCTAGTTACATCTGTTGAACCTTTACCATTAACTTTTAATGGTATATTGTATTTTTTACATACAAAAAGTGTTTCTCTTATAGCTTGTATTAAAAGCGGTTCAAAGTCAATAGCACACACTCTACTACCGTGAAATTCTTTATAATTCATATTACTGAAGCATTGTTTCAATTTGTTCTAATGTAAGTCCGTCATGTAATGCTTCTTCTGTTATTTGATGTAACTGATTAAAAACATTTTTTATCTTTTCTTCGTATTCTAAAACTTGTAAATGGTTATTTTTATTGTAATTTAACTTATTTTGATTTTCAAGTAATGAAGTTTGATTAATAAGATCTAATTTTGAACCGAGATACTTTTTAATTTTTAAAATGTTTCTAACATAAGGAGAATAAGCAACTTTTTCTTGTTCAGTTAAAGGTTCTTTAATTTTATTACCGTTATTATCGATTATACCTAACTTAAAGGCAATAAAATTTTCATAATTCTTGTTTAATTCTTTTATTAAAAATTGATTTTGTATGTTTTGTTGTAATGTTTCACCAAACATAGAATTAAAATTAATACCGTGCATATGAATTTTATCAAACGGGTTTAAATGACAGCCTCTACCGTAATTTGGAGAACCGCAATATGAGCACTTTTTTGGATCATCCGGGTGAAAGTGAACTCCGTTTGGTGCATATTTACACCCCTTACCGTAGCTTGTTGAACCACAATACAAACAGCGATTAACTTTTTTAGCTACTAGATTCTTATTCATTTCTTTATATTTAATAGATTTTTTGGAGGTCTACCGATTCTTAAATTTAAAATACCGTTATAATAATCATCTTTTAACAAGACTTCTCTACCTATTTGTTCTTTGACTTCCTCGTAAGCCAATTCCCATTTTGAGCCGCAAGTTTTAAGTATCTCAAACTTAAAATTCTCTTTTCCAATTTTAATGATATCATTATTTAAATCAACTGAAGAACTTGTATAAAACTTCCAATCCGACTCTTTAAACTCAATTCTTTTGTTTTTTTTACCTTTTAGCGGTTTCCGCTTAAATTTTGAAATACATTGTTTTTTACCAATATATTTCTTGTTATTTGTAATATTTGTTATTAGGTAAATAAAACCAAATATTTTTTCGTTTATTTCAACATCTTTCCACAGAACCCAGTGACCTGTATCCATTATTTTTTACGTTTGCGACGTTTTGATTTAGATTTACTACCGTAAATTGAGTTTGAAATCCTACTTCTTGTAATAACTTTAGAACCTAAAGGTTTAGCTACTCTAATGTCTTTATTGGCATATGTATCTGCTGAAAGCTGTGAAGCTGTGGATGTGACACCGGCTCCAAGTACACTACCTGCACCACCAGCTACATTCATATTTTCATTTAAAATGCTGTTAACAATGCTATCAAACATATTCACATTAATATTTATAGTTGTTTTATTGCAATTAATAGCTAAAATGGGGTTATGGATGTAACCCCTGAAGAAATTAAAGAATCTCTTTTTGAAAAATATAACGAAGAGATTAAAAAGTATGTAGCTGTAGACGAGTTCAATATGAAGCAAATTCAAATGGATTTACCCGGTGCTCGTCATTATTGGGTAGGACGTTTAATGTTTCATAAACAAGAAATTTTAAAACTTGTAAAATTACGTAAACAAGCAGTTATTAAACTTTCAGATAAAATTCAAGCTGAGTTACCCGTAGGTACTAGTATCAGGACTAGGGAAATGGCAGCTGATAATCATCCAACTATTCAGAAAATAGATGAATTAATTGCTGAAAATGAAATGCTAGTTGAGTATCTAGGTAAAATTGAATCAAACTTTAGAAGTATAAGTTATGATATTAAAAATTTAATTGAAATTGTAAAGCTTGAAACAACATAATGATAAATGTTACTATAGATTTTGATTCCGGTAGAAAGAAAGGTATTTTAATAACAGATTATATTTCTAATATACGCGAATATTTTTCTGTAGAAGATAAAAATCAAGCTTTTAAAAGACGATTTAGTGTTGGTTATAGACCACCGTCAAGACAGTATGCAATCACTCCTCAAGGAAGATTTGAACCTAGACTAGTTTATACTATCTTAGAATATTTACAAACATTAGAAGTACCGCTTAATATTCAAATAACAGATAAGTTTAAAGATTTTATACATACTCCACATTTATGGGATGAGGACAAAGATATAGTTACTTTAGGTATGTCTCTGAGAGACTATCAGTATGAAACTGTTAAAGCTGCTTTAAAGAATAAAAATGGTGTAATAATTTTACCTACTTCTGCCGGTAAGACATTTGTTATGGCAACAATTGTTAGATCTATTCAATTACAACAAAATAAACTAAAAACACTAATACTAGTACCCGACATTCAATTAGTTACACAATCTTATTCAGATTTTATTGAGTATGGAATACCGAAAAACGAAATAACTAAATGGACAGGAAGTTATGAGCCTGATTTTAACGCTTCTATTATAATAGCTAATATACAAATTCTTCAATCTGAAAAACAAGACTTATCTTTACTTAAAGATGTAGAATTACTAATCATAGACGAAGTTCATAAACTTAAACACGGTAATAAGGTAAATAAAATAGTAGATCAGATAACAGCAAAATATCGCTTCGGTCTTACAGGTACAATGCCCGATAATAAAATAGATGAATGGAATATTCTGGGTAAACTCGGAAGAGTAATTTACAAAAAACAATCAATTGATCTTAGAGAACTAAATTACATATCTCAAGTTCATGTTGCCATACTAAAAGTTACATATAGTAATCTTCCTAAATTTACTAAATCAAACGGAGCATCACCTACAGCAGGATACGAGGAAGAAATACAATTTTTACAAACAAATATTTTTAGAAACAGCTTAATTACAAAAATAATAAACGGTGTTAATAAAAACACACTTATTATGGTTGATAGAATAGCACATGGTGAAGAATTATTAAGAGTGCTTTCTAGTAATACAAAGAAGAAAGTATATTTTGTTCACGGAGATATTGAAATAGAGGAAAGAGAAAATATACGTAAACTTATGGAAAAAGAAGACAATATAATCTGTATAGCTATATCTAAAATTTTTAGTACAGGTATTAATATTAAAAATCTTCATAATATAGTTTTTGCGGCTATAGGTAAAGCTAAGATAAAAATTATACAATCTATAGGCAGAAGCCTACGTAAGCACACCAGTAAGAAGAGAGCAACTATTTTTGATATTGGTGATAATTTACGGTATGGTAACGCTCATTTAGACGAACGTATAAGATTATACGATAACGAACAAATACCTTACACTATTACAGACATAAATCAAAGTTGATTATTAAAAATATTAATATATTATAACTAGTAGTTTATGGCCACCAAAAAAAATAATGATGAAGATTTTTACATGGATGATTTATCTTTAGAAATAGATGATATAAAACCAAAAAAAGACCCTAAGAAGAGAGTAAGACGTACAAAGGAAGAATTAAAACCTAATTATGTAGACCCTATTTATATGGAGGTATGTATTAAAAAGTATTACGAAACAGGTGTACTTGACAACGAATTAGCTGATATGATTCAGAAAATCGGTACACGGCTAGGCTACGCGCAAAATTTTATTAACTATTCTTATAAAAGTGAAATGATTGGTGATGCAGTAATTAAAATGATTACTGCTTTAACACGTCATAGGTTTAAATGTGATAGTGGTTATAATCCTTTTTCCTATTTTACAAAAGTAGCGTATAGAGCGTTTCAGAACAGAATAAAGAAAGAAAAGAAAGAGCATGACACTATTCATCGATATCAAAACGAAGTATATAGTTTATTAGAGGAATCAGGTCAGCTGCCCTCGAGAAAAAATTCTCACTTAGAAGACGATAGTAATAGTTCCCTCTACGACGAAAGCCTTTCTACTGAAAGCAGTAATGATTAATTTTTCTAGCAACAAAGTAGCCTGTATTAGTGATTTACATCTAGGTGTACATCAAGATTCAGCTGTCTGGCATGATATAGCCATTAACTTTGCTCACTGGCTTAATAATACGTTAAGAGATAAAAATATTAATGACATTATTATTGCCGGTGATATATTTCACAATAGACACGAAATAGGTGTTAATACTATTCACGCTACACATAAATTTTTCGATATATTAAAAGATTATAACATTATAGCTATAACCGGTAATCATGATTGTTTTTATAAAGATAAGTCTGATGTTAATTCTATATCTATTCTTAATAATAAAAATATAACCGTATATCAAGACTTAAGAACTTATTTTATTAATAATAAATCATTTACATTCTGCCCTTGGGGCACTACACTTGACAGTATACCTAAAAGTGATGTAGTAATAGGTCATTTTGAAATTACAAATTTCAAAATGAATCAACATAAGATATGTGATCACGGCTTTGATACTGAGAAATTAATTGATAAAGGTAAAATTATTATTACGGGTCATTTTCACTACCGTGAGCATAGAAAATACTCAAACAATAGAAGTATTCTTTATCTTGGTTCACCATACGAACTAGATTTTGGTGATAGAGATCAAGTGAAGGGTATATCTATTCTTGATACTGATACTCTTGAAATTGAATTAATTGAAAATAATATAACACCTAAGCATAAAAAAGTTAAAATTTCAGAACTTACAGATGGTTCTGTTAAGTTAGAAGATTTATCATTAATAGTTTCTAATAACTTTATAGATCTTAGTATTGATAAAAATCTTAACTCACAAGCATTAGATTTAATTTTATCAAAATTTAATCAATGTAAACCGCTACATGTAAGAACAAATTTTAATATTTTTGAAAATATTCAATTATCAGCTACAGATATGGAAAACTTCAGTTTTGATATTGAATCTTCGTTACATGAATTTGTAAACTTACTTGAAACTAAAGTAAACAAAAAAGATATTTTAGATAAATGTTTAGATCTCTACAAACAATCTTTAATTACAAATGAATAAAATAGGAATTGGAATTATAACTTGCGATAGACCCAAATATTTAACAGAGTTGTTAAATACACTTAACACTCAAGCTTCTAATATTAATGAGGTAATAATTGTTGATGATGGTGAGACTTCATCTGTTGAAAACATTAACAAAACAAATTGGAACGTTTACAAAACTACAGGTAAAATCGGTGTCGGTAAATCAAAAAATATTGCATTTGATTATCTTTTAAAAAAAGACTGTGAATATTTATTTTTATTAGAAGATGATATTATTATAAAAGATACAAATATTTTTCAAAAATATATAGAAGCATCTAATTTATCAGGTATACAGCATTTTAATTTTGCATTTCACGGTAATGATAACTATTTACCAAATGGAGCGCCCGCTATAAGACTAAAAGTAGAATATAGTAAAGATATAGCTGTCTGCTTCTACCCGAATGTATATGGTGCTTTTAGTTTTTACACTAAAAAGTGCTTAGAAACTGTTGGATTAATGGACCCGATATACTATAACGCTATGGAACACGTTGATCATACATTTTTTATAGCTCAGGCAGGCATGACATCACCATTTAGATGGTTTGCTGATATAGCTGATAGTAACAAGTATATTGAAGAATTAGATAAGAATCATTCTGGTAGTGAAATTAGACGAGATGAAAAATGGGCATCTAATTTTCAAAAAGCAGTAGCAATATTTGCAAATAAATCTAAAATTAATGTAACAGGTCCTACAGATGTCTTTTGGACTAAAGAACAAACTATTGATATTGTAAAACAAATAAGAAAGAAATATAGAAAAAAATGAATGAAGCACTTATACATAAAACATATAATATATTTTTAGATAATCTACCTCACTGTGATAATCTCACACAAGAACATCTTAAAGTAGTTTCCCGTGATGAAAAATAATATGGAAAAAGGTAAAATTGGTATAGGTATTGTAACATACAATTCAGAAGATTATTTTAAATCTCTTTATAAATCTATTCCACTTAATAAAATTAATGAATTAGTAGTTGTTAATGGTGGTGATCATTATAAAGAAGACTACAAGTGTCATTGGATTCAACATAGCGTTAATTGTTACCCTGCTATTTGTAGAAACGACGCTATTAATTTTTTAATGAATAGAGGCTGTGAACATATTTTTCTTATTGAAGATGATATGATTATTAAAGATTTTAGTATTTTTGAAAAATATATTAAAGCATCAGAAATTTCTGGATTGAAATATTTTTCCTATGTTAGTACTTCTTGGGAATCTGGAAAACCAGGTAGCAGAACCCCTAGACTCACTATAGAATATACACCAGAAATAAGTATTTCATTTTATAAAAATATGTGCAATGAATTTACGTATCATCATTATACAGCTTTTGAGAGTACTGGTCTGTATGACACACAATTTAGAGATCCATTTGATATTGATATGGCGTATAGAGAGTCTAAAGAAGGTCATGCAGCTCCCTTTTGGTGGTTTGCAGATGTAACAGGGTCAGATGTTTTGATTGAGAATAATCCCGTTGCCGTTAGTCGCTTACAATCTGCAAATCGCTCAGACGGTTCTAGAGAACAAAGAATTCAAGAACAATGGTCAAAATTTGTTGATAAACACGGACATCATGTAACACAAATCCCTGATTTGTCTAAAGATAAAACTCTTCAACAGCTTATTATGAGAAGTAAAAATTACGGAAAATGAAAATATCTATTGGTATAAACGGGTTTAAGAATTTAAGTCTTCTTAATAAGAGAGAGTTATTCTGTATTGAAAGCTTATTAAAGATAAAAAAAGACAATATTAATTTATATAATATTTGTTTTGAGAATGAAAATGTTAACTACGATGGTTTTACCACTCTCAATAATCTTAAAGTAAAATCAAACACTCTAATACATGAATATTTTCAACACGAAGGATTAACAAACGAATATAATGCTAGAAAAAACGAGATAGATAATAACAATAAAGCTTTACCATCTGTAAAAGAAATATTTGATGTACTAGCTAGTACAGACTGTGATTATTTTTTGTTTTTAAACAACGACATTATTGTTTCAAATAGACTCTTAAAAGAAATTGACGATTCTGAAGCTTACGTTATTAGCCGTATGCATATATATGATATTGAATCTTTAAACGAAACACCTAAAATTGAATCATATTCTGTACACGGTTTTGATGTGTTTCTTATAAAAAAAGATATTTGGTTACAAATAAGAAATAGTTTTGAAGATCTTATCTTAGGACGCTTTTATTGGGATACGTATTATGCAACAATGCTTGCTACCCTCGTTAAAACGAAATTTATTAATAAACTACCCCCTGTATGTTTTCATATAGAACATAACAGCACATCAAGTCAAGATACAATTGAAAATTATTATAATGAAGATGTGTTTAAGCGTAATACTTTAATTGGTCAACTATGGTTTAGTTATGTACAGCAAGTATTAATGAAGCGACCTACAGTAAACAACTGTAAGTGGTATCAACCTTTTTCTAATGAAATCGAACTAGAACAAAAATGTTTTAATCCGTTTCCTGAGACAACGATAACTTTTAATAATAGTTTTACAAGGTATAAGGATGTACCTAACGACGGGTACGATATTTTTATACCCGTCGCACCAAAAGATGAATGTAAGATACCTTATTTACTCGAAAGCATTTACAAGTATCAGACATTTAATAAAATATACATTGTATCTCCAAACAAGATAGAATCATTTAAAGACAGTAAAGTTAATTTTTACTTAGATAAAGATATATTACCTAATATAAATAGAAATAGTTTTTCATATAGACCGAACTGGATGTACCAGCAAATGTTAAAACTTTTTCAAAATATAACTGAAAAAGATTATTATCTAGTCCTAGATAGTGATACTGTTTTATTAAAATCATTAGCGACATTTGATAAAAATCAACCAATTTGGCATTACGGTTGGAAACAAAATCATTTTCCTTATTTTTTATATCTTAAAAAAATTTTTAATATATCTAAAGCGTTAGATCATACAGGCATTGGAGATATTGGTTTTTTTAATAAAACTATTATTAATTCGTTTTTAAGTTATTGTAGTTGCTCTTCTTCAGAAGAATTAATTAATAAAATACAAAGTAATATGAATTTACTATATCATTTTTCTGAATATGAAATGTATTGTAATTTTACAAAAACATATTACCCTAATTTATACCAGTACAAACAAATAAAACAGTATAACACTGGTAAAGATTCTAACATCGGTCAAACATGGAATGATAGTGAAATTATCAAAACTATTAACAATGCAAAACAAACAGACTCTGATTTACTTTTAATGCATACTTGGAATTAATATGAATAAAAAAATTATTTTAAATTTAGATGTATGGGGAGGTTTAGGAGATAATTTACAAATGTCTACTATACCAAGACGTTTTTTTGAAAAATTTGGCTACAAAGGAGTTTATATTTCTAATAGTATTCCTTGGCGTAATAACGAAATAAAAAACCTCGTTTGGGATAAAAATCCCTATATAGCTGGTTTTACCAATAAAAAAGGTATTAATATCGCTGATAACAATCTTATTAGATACGACGGCTCTACTCATTGGATAGCTCTCATGGAAAAAATATTTAAATTTGAAGCACCGTACGGGAAAATACCTGAACTGTATTATGATTTTAATAAAGAAGATATCTTTAATGTTAAAAATAAGATAATTGTTGACATTACCTGTAGTAACGAAAATAATACAATGGATAAAATTTATCATCGTCAAAATATGAAAAAATATTTTGACAGTTTTAAAGAGCAATTAACAGTTGTTAAATTTAATAATTTAAAAAACGATAAAACATTTACAGATTATACTAAAGAAATTATTAACAAACCGGTAGAGTATATTGAAATAAACAATATTAATGAATACTGTGAAATAATACGTAACTGTAAAAAATATATTTGCTCTCTTTCAGGAAATCATTGTCTAGCTGCAGCTATAAGAAATAATTTAACTTGTTTTATACCTGAAATATATTATAATATGAAATATTTTGTCTTTGAAGGTGACTTTGAGTACATAAAAATTTAATAAAATGAAAGCTATATACGTACATATTGATTATAAAAAATTACCTTACGGTCACGAATTTACCCCTGTTCAGTGGGTATTTGAACAGATTCCTTCTTACGCTCAAGTCAGCATAAATCAAACTAAAAAGTATTTAAACACAGAGCCAATTATTTTATCTAATGATTATATTGATAATCATATGAAAGAAGAGTCAATTGAATTTTATAGAAAGTGTAAGGAGTATTTTACCTATCTTGTTTGGTGTCCTTTTTGGTATACTTCTCTTTTTAGATTATTTGTACTTTATACATATTGTAAGAAAAACAATATAGATAAGTTTATTCACCTTGAATACGACAATCTTATATATTCTGATTTTAAACATTTAGACTGTTTATCACCGTCAATTTACTTTACTCGAGTTGGATATCAGCAAAGCTCAGCAGGGTTTGTTTATTGCAATAGTTTAGAACATTTTACAAAATTTAATAAATGCTTAGATCAGTTATTAAGAAAAGGGCATAGTTATGTTATACAGGCAACTAAATATCCGCATTTATCGGAAATGCAATTAATTGATATTATCTACAATTACAAACCAGGTACGATAGATTATTTACCAATTCTACCATTTAAGCCAGGAAATGATAATTTTGATAACTTAGGTACATTATTTGATGGAGCATCTTACGGTCAATACGTAGGAGGTACAAATCACAACCACCCGCCAGGATATGCTGAAAGAGCTCACTATATTGGGGACGCTATAATTGATAAAAAGATAGAAGTTGTTTTTGATAAAAAACCTTATACGATTTATAACGGAATAAAAATACCTATTTGTAATTTACATATACATTCTAAGAAATTACATTTATATGTTTAAAATATGTTAAGGCTCTTACAAATAGAAGGTACACGTCTTGGAAATCATATATTTCAAAATGTTGGATTAGCTTTATTAGCTAAAAAATACGATTATAAAGTACATGAATATTATAGTGTAGAAGAATGTAAAACTCTTAATTTTAATTTTTACTCTGGTACAAAAATAAATAAAACGTTTATTCATTATAAAGATGAACATCTTATACCCTTATTACAATATAATGGGGATTTAAATCACGGTATTTTATATGAAGGTTTTTTTCAAAATTTAGATTTTATAAAATTATATAAACAAGATATTAAGTATTTATTTAAATTAGATAAACATGAAAATAATGATTTGTTTATTCATATAAGATTAGATGATGCAACACGCTTTAACCCTGGCATAGAGTATTATCGGAAATGTATATCAAAATTAACATACGATAAAATTTATATAGCTAGTGACTCACCAAATAGTGATTTTATTCAAACACTTATAAAAGAGTATAATATGAATCTTTATGAAGATTCAGCAATTAACACGATTAATTTTGGCAGGAAATGTAATAATATTATTATTAGTAATGGTACATTTAGCTGGTGGATAGCATTTTTAAGTAATGCTAAAAACATTTTTTATCCTACCAAACATTGTACAAGCTTTCACCCCTTTATATATTTACCAGAATGGAACGGAATATAGTCATTTATCAGCCCTGGGGCGGTTTAGGGGATAATTTAGCGCATTCTATTATACCGGAGTTATGCTTTCAAAATAATATAAAATGTTATCTATCTAAACAGAATGCCTGTAGAAACAACGATATTAATAACTTTGTATGGGAATTAAACCCGTATATTGAAAAAGAAAAGATAGATTTTACAGACTTAACGTGGTTAGATAGATGTAAACAATTTGAAAATACGTCTGTTAACCACATACAAGTTTTACAAAAAGTATACGGGTTTAATACTGTTTATGAATATCCTAAAATTTATTATACACCAAAGTATATAGAAGAATATAAAGATAAAATTTTAATTAATTTTACAACACATAGTATTCAACACGAATATGATCTTCAAAAGATCAAAAACGCCGTAACAAGTCTTGGTATTAAAAAACAAGATATAATTTATATTACTCATACTAAAGTAGATTATAGTAAAGATTTTTGTAAAAATGAAAATATACCTACAATAGATATTAATGATTTAAAAACATTTTCAGATGCTATAGCTTCTGCTAAACAGTTTATTGCACTATTTTCAGGTCAATCAGTTTTAGCATCAACAATAAAACATCAAACAGGTAGTGATGTTAAAATAGATATTATTACTCCTACAAAATACTTACCGCATAAAAGCTACACCTATACATTTTCTAATACAAATTACATTGAAATAATTTGATTTTTTGTTACATTATAATATAATACGTAATATATGATAGATAATTATGAAACAGATGAATGTGGTATTATTCATCAACAAAATTTTAATGTTATTACCTATGATGTAGATTATATTAAAAATAGTTATTATAAGTATCCTAAAACTCTAAGTATGGGGTACCTTAGACTTGGATACTTAATAGGCAGTATAGGACATATACCTACATCTATTTTAGATGTAGGGTACGGGTCAGGTGATTTTTTAAAAGTGTGTAAAGAAATTATACCCGAGTGTTACGGATATGATATCACTACACTTCCTCCACCTGAAGGTACTAAACAAGTAACATCCTTAATAGACAGACACTATGATGTTGTTTCATTTTTTGATGTATTAGAACATTTTGAAGATATTTACGAAATATGTAGTATTAAATGTAATTACGTTTATATAAGTTTACCTTGGTGTCACTATCATTCAGACGAATGGTTTTCTAACTGGAAGCATAGAAAACCAAATGAACATTTACACCACTTTAATGATAAGTCTTTAATATCTTTTTTTAAAAAGATAGGTTTTAGTTGTTTAAATTTTTCTGAAATAGAAGATACTATACGTAAAGGAGAAAATAAAAATATACTTACAGCGGTGTTTAAAAAACAATAAATTATTATGAATAAAAATATATTTAAATATAACAACAATCTTTATCCTTCTTATATTAAGAAAGGAAATGCATGCTCGTTTATACTACCTCTTGCACAACATTTTTGTACTGGAGAAGGAATAGATATTGGCGGTTTTAATAAGTGGACATTACCTGGTGCTAAGCCGATTAATATTGTTATTGACGATGAATATGATGCATTTAATTTACCTAAAAGAAAATACGACTATATTTTTAGTAGTCACACTCTCGAACATTTAGCAGATTATGTTGGAGCTTTAGAATATTGAAAAAAGCATCTTAAAAAAGGTGGTGTTTTATTTTTATACTTACCACACCCTGACATGGAATACTGGAACTCACAAAACAATAGAAAACATTATCATTTATTTTACCCGTCTCATATTAAAGATGTTTTACATAAATTAAAATATAAAGATATTATTCATAGCGAAAGAGATTTGTATTGGGCTTTTTCAGTTGTAGCTTTTAATTAAAAAATGAATATTATTTCAGGTGAAGAGTTTCAAAGTTTAACTGAAGTAAGTTTTTTTAGTGAAAATAACTGCATTATTGATGATCAAATTAAAAATAAACAACAAAACCTCTTACGTATAGCAGATACATCAGTAGAAATAATTAAACAATTTAAAACGATTTTTGTTTATTCTCATTTTGTTCATGACTTTATGAACAAATTTTTACCATACTTACAAAAAGGTACTATTATTGTTACACATAATTCTGACCATGATATTAACGAACAACATTTAAAATATCTTGAATCTACAAATATTAAAAAATGGTTTTGTCAAAACAGATATATAAATCATCCTAAACTATATTCATTACCAATAGGTATTGCTAACGGTCAATGGCCTCATGGCAATCAACAGCTTATTAACAATATTCGTAGTGAAAATAATATTAAAAATAATTTAGTGTTTAAAAATTTTGATTCAGGTACAAATTTTTCTAAGCAATTTTCTAAGCGCAGTATATGCGATCAAGTTACAAGAAAAAACGGTATTCTTATGCGGAGTAAAAAGCCTAATAATGAATATTGGAGAGACATATCTAAGAGTTATTTTACAATTTGTCCACACGGAAATGGAGTAGATAGTCATCGAATTTGGGAATGTCTATATCTACAGTCTGTTCCTATTGTTGAAGATCATGAATGTTTTAGTCAATTTAAACATTTACCTATTATTTTTACAAAAGACTGGAATAAAATTACAATTGAATATTTAAATAGACAGTTATTACACTGTAGTAAAATTAACTGGAATATAAAAGAATTATATACACAAAATTGGAAACTTGTTTAGTTGATTCTTAACATATTTTTATTATACTAAACTAGTGCGGTTAATTAATTTTAAAACATTAACAATTAAGAATTTTCTTTCTGTAGGTAATACACCCGCTGTAGTTAATTTTCAGCCTGGTGTAAACGTAATTACTGGTATTAATTACGATAAAGAAGATTCAAAAAACGGTGTAGGTAAATCTACTATTATAGACGCCTTATATTTTGCTTTGTTTGGAACAACAATTAGAGAAATTAATAAAGATCTTATTACAAACTCTTTTACTAAAAAAATTTGTGAAGTTAAATTAGAATTACAAATTATTAACAACGGTAATACAAATACATATCAAATTGTTAGAACACTATCTCCTACTAAGTGTTTTTTATCTAAAAATGGTGTAGATATAACACACTCTACAATGGCGAAAACAAATGAGTTTATACAAAAACTTTTACGCTCTACAGGAAAAATATTTCAAAATTCCGTTATAATGACAATTAATAACACTGTACCGTTTATGGCACAGAGTAAAATTGATAAACGCAAATTTATTGAAAGCGTTTTAAATCTTGAAGCGTTCTCTGATATGCTCTCTCTAACAAGAGATGAATATAACAATCTTAAAAAAGATTATGAAATTATATATTCAAAAAATGAAGTTATAGAAAAAAATTATAACACTAATAAGCAGCAATTAGATCAATTTGAAGAGAATAAAAATAGTAGAATACAGACAATTGCAGATAAAATTGCTCTTAATATAGTAAAAATAGATAGTTTAAAAGAACAAATAGTTGTGCTACCTAAAAACGTAGACGACCTTTTAATTAAAAAAATAGATATTCTTAACAACGAACTTAATGATATTCAAGATAATCGTAGAGATGCTGATAATACATTAACAACAATACGTACTAACATTAGTATGCTTGAAAAACAGCTTAAAGATCTTGAAAATGTTGGATCGAGCTGTACAACATGTAAGCGACCTTTTCCAGAAGACGACATTAAACATAAGGAACAAAATAAAAAAGAAATTAATGATCAGCTAAGTTTACTCTTACAGGATAGACAAACTGCTATTAATATTGTTGATTCATTTAAAGATAAAGAAACAAATAAAAAATTAGAAATAAAAACTTTTGAATCTAAGAAAGAAGGTCTTAACAAAATTAAAACTAATAATATTAATTTACAAACAAAAATTACCTTACTAACTGATAATAACGATGAATCTTTAAAAGAACAGCAAAGTATAGCTTACGAAACAAATTTTATTTTAGAACAAAGTGTCTCTGAGCTCGAAAATGAATGCAATATTAATAAGGCTGAGATAAACAATTTAGATCATCAACTTTCCGTTCTTGAATGTGTAAAGTTTGTAGTTTCAGAAGAAGGAGTAAAATCTTATATTGTTAAAAAAATATTACAGATTCTTAATTCTCGTCTTGGTTATTATCTTGAAGCTTTGCACGCTAATTGTCTTTGTCAATTTAATGAATATTTTGATGAAACAATCACTGATGAAAAAGGCGAAGAAAAGTCATATTTTAATTTTTCAGGTGGAGAACGTAAGCGTATAGATTTAGCATGCTTATTTGCGTTTTTAGATATTAGAAGAATGCAGGGAGACGTACACTTTAGTACCATATTTTATGATGAATTACTCGATTCTTCTTTAGATGATAAAGGTGTTGAGTTAGTATTAAGAATACTACGGGAAAGAACAGAAAAATATAACGAAAATTGTTATATTATTACTCATCGTGGTACAGCAATAACTGCTAAAGTTGACAATACAATTTTCCTGGAAAAAAAGAATAATTTTACTTATATATTATAAACCCTATGCAATTATCATTTTTAACTAATCACTCCGGTATAGCACATAACATGGGTGCACCATTAGGACTACCACCAGGGCTACCTAATACGTGTCAAGTCTTGCCATTACCTCCAAACACCGAATTACCTCCTCCTGAAATACCGGGACAAGGTTTACCAAGAGCCATTAACTATTTAGCTGACTATGGCGGCTGTAGCTGGTATCGCTGTATGGCTCCAAACATGATGCTTAATCTCTATAATAAAGCCGTTATTTCCGAGCTTACTACAATGGTATTAGATCCAAGGTTTTATCAAGGCATCTCTGCTGTAAAAATTCAACGTCAAGCTACACCTATTCAGAGAGAATTTGTTAAGATGCTTAAAGAAATTTCTAAGCAAGTTGGTTTTAGACTTATTTACGAAATTGATGATATTGTCTTTCGTGAAGATATACCTGATTTTAATCGCAATAAAGACGCTTTTACATCAGATGAAATTCGCGGTAGCATATTAGATATTATGGGTATGTGTGATGAAATTACTGTTACATGTGATTTCATGCGTGATTACTTTATTGATAAAACTGGTAATAAAAATACTACAGTTATACCTAATTACCTTTCCAGAGGGTGGTTTGATCGTTTTTACAATCTCAATAGTCTTATCAAGAATTACGATAAAAATAAAAAGAAGCCAGTTATATCAATCTTTGCCTCCGGTACACATGTCGATGTTACTAACAGAACTGGTCAACGAGATGATTTTTCTGCTATAGTCGATGCTGTTATTAAAACACGTACTATGTTTAAGTGGCAGTTTTACGGTTGCTACCCACTCCCACTTAAACCACTTATTGACGCTGGTCAAATTGTATATAAAGAGTGGGCACAGCTTCCAGACTTTCCTAGCGTAATGGCTAACTCAGGTACACAGCTTTGTTTTGCTGCTCTTGAAGACAATAATTTTAATCGTGCTAAGAGTAATATTAAACTTATTGAGTCAGGTGCAATTGGATTACCCTGTATTTGTCCTGATATGGTTACGTATAAAGACGCCACTCTTAAATACAAGACCGGAGATGAGTTTATCGATCAAATCAAATATGCTCTTAAGGATCAAGATAGATATACAAAACTTTGCAAGCGTTCTAGAGAGCATGCAGAGAGGTTTTGGCTCGAAGATGAAAGAAATCTCAATAAACATCTCGAAGCTTACACTACACCGTTTGGTTCACCAGATAGAAAATATCTTAAAGAGTGTAATTTATAATTTGCTTGATAAACAATTACCAGTATATAGAATATAGGTGTGTATAGAAACGCTTACTATAATTCTAGAGAAGGTGTGGTACACCTCCGTACTTGGACGGAAGAGGGAGATAGAATAGATACAGATTTTCCGTTTACTCCTTATCTATATACAGAAAAAGATGGAGCTGCTGATGCTATATCTATTTTTAAAACACCCTTAAAGAAGTATTATTTTAAAAATTCTTTTGATCGTAATAGATTTGTTACTGATACAAAAACAAACCGACTCTTCGGTAACCTACCCGTTGATCAACAATTCCTTATTGATTCTTTTAAAGAAGAAGTACATAAAGAAGAGTTTAGTAAGTTTCCGTTAAAAGTATATTTTATTGATATTGAAACTTACTCACCTAATGAGTTTCCAGTTCCTACTAAAGCTAAAGACCCTGTAACATTAATCACTATACTTGATACTATTACAGGTAAGATTCATACCTGGGGATTAAAGAAAGATTACAAACCTACATTGAGCAATGTTACATATTATAAATGTAAAGATGAATGTGAGTTATTTGAAAAGTTTATAGATTTTTGGAAAAAGGACCCTCCAGATATTCTTACAGGGTGGAATACTGAACATTTTGATATCCCGTATATTATTAACCGTGCTAAAAAATTACTTGGTGAAGAATTTATTCGTCAATTATCCCCGGTAAGAGAAATTAACTATAGAGAAAATTTTCAAAAATTTGGTAAAGACATTGGACGTTGGTATATATCCGGTGTTAGTTGTCTTGATTATATGGAAATTTACAAAACATATTCAAAAGGTGATAGAGAGTCCTACTCTTTAAATTACATTGCTGAATATGAACTTAATGAAGGTAAATTAGCAATTAACGCAACAAATTTGTCTACACTAGCTGATACAGACTGGGATAATTTTGTTGATTATAATATTCAGGATGTTGATCTTCTTCGTAAACTTGAAGATAAATTAAATTATCTTAAAATTATTCGTTTACTTGCATACAAAGGCTGTACAAACTTTGAAAGAGCTTTAGGTAAAGTATCAATCGTAACAGGTGCGATGTCACTACAAGCCTTAAAACAAGGATATATTATTCCTACGTTTAAGAATGATGTAACGAGAGAAGCTTTAGAAGGCGGATACGTGAGAGAACCTGTTAGAGGCCTCAAAGAATCGATTGTAAGCTTTGACGTTAATTCTCTATACCCAAACACAATTATAACTCTTAATATCTCTCCAGAAACAAAATTAGGAAAGATTGTTACAGGAGATCTAGAAGTAGATAATGAGTTAGAAATAAAGCTCGCTAATGGTAAGCTTTCAACAATCAGTACAGATAAGTTTCGAAAATTTATAAAAGAAGAAAAGATAGCCGTATCTAAAGCAGGTGTATTATATTCACAAAAATTTAAAGGTGTTTGTCCTAACTTAATTAATAGTATCTACGATGAACGTGTGTATGCACGTAATCGAATGATAGAGCTCAAAAAATCTAAGAAAAAAGATAAAGATACAATTGATTCAATTCAATATTTTGATACACTACAATACACACTAAAAATTCTTCTTAATTCCATTTACGGTACATTTGCTAATAAACATTCAGCGTTTATGGATATTGATAACGCTTCATCTATTACTTTAACGGGACAAGCAGTAGCTAAGGCTGGAGGCAATATTATTGATCAATACGCAAAAGATATTTTCAATGTTAATGAAACATTAATCTTAAGCGGTGATACTGATTCTTTATATATAACCATACAGCCTATTTTAGATAAGCTTGGCATTAATTTAGCTAAAGAATGTATCATAGTACCTGAAGTACATACTATTGTAGATTCTATTGATAAACATCTAAGTATTAAAATTCTCGAATGGGCAAAAGAAGAATTAAATTCTATCGACCCACGATTTGTCTTCAAGCGCGAAGCTATAGCTGATGTAGGTTCTTTTTTACAAAAGAAACGTTACATCCTTCGTATTCTTGATGAAGAAGGTGTTACTACAAATAAATTTAAATATGTCGGAGTAGAGCTTGCTAGATCTACAACTCCAAAAGAAGTTAAAGCTATTATTCAAAAAACAATTGAAACAGCATTTCTTACAAAAGATGTAAAAAAGACAAATGAAATCTATAGAGAGGCTTATGATCTTTTTAGAAATTTAAGTATATCAGAAGCTTCGTTTAGAAGATCTGTTAAAGAGCCAGAAAAATATGCTGAAGGAGCTTCTTTAAACAAATTTAATAAAGGTACCCCGGGCCATGTTAAAGCCGCTCTTGCTTATAATTTACTTTTAGAAAAATTTAATTTACAGAATAAATACGAATTAATCAGACCAGGTCAAAAAGTTAAGTATTTTTATGCTAGTAAAAACCCTTACGGTTTAGAAGCAGTAGCGTTTATTACTGAGTATCCAAAAGAATTTAGTGAAATAAAAATTGATTATGATAAAATGTTTGAAAAAATTGTAGCACCACCAATAGAGAGTGTTTACGAAGCTATTGGATGGTATTTACCAATTATAGGTAAAGAAGTTCAAACAGATTTATTTGAATTATTTTCTTGAACTCTTATTTCTTTAATAAAAAGTTTAATAATTTCAGCTCCTTTAAATTTTAAAAAACGCTCTGATTTTATTTTGAAATGTTTTAAAGCTTTGTCTATACAATCGCTTTTTGTAGTGGAGGCTGTATTCCAAATATATATCGGGCCCACTTTTATTACATGAACCATTCTTTTATAAACAAAATACTTGATATTATCTGCATTTGACATTATTATTGTACAATATTTATGCTTATAAGTCACGAAACACCTATCAGTCTTCTAGAAACATCTAGAGGTTATAACGATTATGATTATTGTTTAGTACACTTATTACCTGAACAACCAGAATATCTTAAATTTTATAAGGAATCTGTTGATATGGGTAGACATGTATTGCTTGATAATAGTATTTTTGAACTTGGAACTTCCTACAACCCTAAAGAGTTTGCTTTTTGGGTTAAAGAGCTTTGTCCAACCGAGTATATTATACCTGATGTATTAGAAAGTGCTGAAGGCACTATTGAAAGTTTTAAAAAGTTTAGTAGTGACTATTCTCTTCCAGGTAGAAAGATTGGTGTGGTTCAAGGTAAGACATATAAGGAAATTGCTGATTGTTACAACTATATTGCACCTCGTGTCGATAAAATAGCTATATCTTTTGATTATTCGTTTTATCTTAATGAATGGAATACACGGGATGATTATATGAAGGATACTGATCCACTACCTATTTGGGCTCAAGGACTTGAGTTAAATAAGTGGGTACGGTATACCCTTGGTAGAGCAGCATTATTATACCGTCTTTATAATGATAAGATATTACTACCTAATAAAAAGCATCACCTTTTAGGTTGTGCAACTCCTTGGGAGTTTATACTCTATAATAATGCACCCTTTAAGAAAGATATTACAACAATTGATACATCTAACCCTATTGTAGCAGCTATTCTTTATAAAAAGTACAATCCTGTTTACGGTTTACATGAAAAATGGTCAGTAAAGCTTGTTGATTATATCGGAGCTAATATAACCCGTGAACAGCTCGAATTAGCTTTTTATAATACATCGCTCTTTAGAAAGTTCTGTTCATGAAAAAATGGATAGCGTTTTTTAGTCAGACAGGATCAGAAATTTATAGAGTTTCTAAAAAACTCAATAAAGTACCAGATCTTATTATTACTAATAAACAGGATTTAACGGGTATTAATTCATCTCTTTTAGAAGAGTACGGGTCAGTAATATTTCAGATTAATAAAAACCCTTCAGCTGGAGAATATTTACATTTTATTTCTGATAATTCTCTTGTAACACTTCACGGTTGGTTAAGAATTATTCCACCTATTGTTTGTGAACGTCATGAAATATATAATCTTCACCCTGCTAATCTTATACATAATCCAGAATTAAAAGGTAAGGACCCTCAAAAGATGGCTTATGAACAAAAACTTGTTTTTTCAGGTAATACAATTCATCGTTGTATAGCAGAACTTGATGCTGGGGAAATATTTGAACATAGTTATATTTCTATTGAAGGATTAACTTTAGATAAAACTATTAAAACATTACATGATGATGCTACGAATTTATGGTTTACTTTTTTGAATAAGCATTTAATATATAGTGCATGAAGATAGCTATTTCAGGAGCTCATAGTCAAGGTAAAACTACTCTTGTAAAGTATTTACAAGATATAAATGTACTTACTGATTTTAAGTTTAAAACTTCTTTAACAAGAGGTATGCAGAAAGCGGGGTATAATATTAATGAAGACGGTGATGAAGTAACTCAGCTTGCAATTATGACTAAACATCTTCAACGTCTTAACGAAAAAGGTGATAGGATTTACGACCGTTGTGCTTTAGATGGTTATGCTTATTCAATGGCTTTAATAAAAGATCTTAAAGTGTTAGATATTATTAGAGATTTGTTTTTGGTAATGATTGATAGATACGATATCATTTTCTATGTTGAGCCGGAATTACCTCTTATAGAGGATGGTCAACGAACGGTTAATAAAGATTTTTTCGATAGTGTAGTGCAATCTTTTGATTGTATTATTAAATCATATGCAATACCTGTTGTAAGGCTTAGTGGCTCTGTTGAAGAACGTGCTAGACAATTCTTTGTAGCTTTACAAGATAAAGAGGTAGAAATACACAACAACGATTTTTACGAATTATGAGTACAACTAACATGAATGACATTGCATCGAAGTCTTTAGGATCTTCGGCTTCGTATGCAGTATACACCGATACGTTTGATCCATCATTGCTTAACCCAATGCCTCGTTCTCTTGCACGAGACGATTGGAATATTAAAGCAGATAGTTTTGTTGGGTACGATACCTGGCATTGTCACGAAGCTACATTCCTTCTTAATAGTGGAGTACCAGTAGCAGGTACCCTCAAGTATGTTTATTCATGCGATTCAGAGTTCATGGTAGAGTCAAAGTCTGCTAAGCTTTACTGTAATTCATTTGATATGTGTAAGATGGGAGAAACATACGCTCAAGCTATTGACAATTATGAGAATCAGATTCGTACAGATCTTGAGAACGTTCTTAAGACACCTGTTTCAGTTAAATTTTTCCGCTCCGGAGCTGATACTAGCGCCGCTGATCCTGTTTACGGTTATGTAGATCTTACTGATAAGATTCATTTTAGTACAGAAATTACAGATTACGCTTCAAAGGAAGAGCATCTTAAATTCTACTCTCTTACAGACGGTGAAGAGATTGTTGAGTGTAAGTATTTTACAAACGCTTTGAGATCGCGTTGCAGACATACAAAGCAGAAAGATACAGGTACGGCCTATATTCGCATTGTAACGAAGGGTTGTGAAGTTAACCCTGTTTCACTCTTCAAGCAAGTTGTTTCTTTGAGAGAAGTAAATGAGTTTCATGAATTTTGTGCTGAAAAGCTTTATACAAGCATTATGGGTCATCCAGCTGTAATTGACTGTGCTGTAACTCTTCTTTACGCTCGTCGTGGATCTCTTGATATTAATCCTACAAGAGCCAGTAGAGTAGAGCTTCTACCATCTGCTCTTATTAACCATACCCTTTATACAAAAAAAGCAATGGGTCAGTAAATTAACCCTAGCACAAACTATAAATCTATAATAATATATTAACGATATGAGCGAAACCACAAACACAATAGCAGTATTCTTCGACTCTGTAGGACGTACAATCCTTGGAGAACGCATTGATGCTGATACATCAGATAAGGTTCTTACCATTAAGAACCCAGCCGTAGTACACATTATGCCTAATCAGCAGACTGGTCAACTATCGTTACAGATTCTTCCTCTGTTCTTCAGAGAGTTTCTTGCCGATAAGACTGAGCCTACTGTTTGGAAGTATAATCGTGAGCTTATTACCGAATGTAAAGATGTTGCATTTGATTTTAAGCTTCAGGCTCAGTACCAGCAAATCTTTAACCCTAGCCCGATTATCACACCGACTAATCCGGGTGTAGCTCCTGCTGGAGCTGGTGATGTTGTTCGTCTTTTTGACGAAGAATAATTTGCTTTAATAGAAGCAGCATCTAATATTTCGGTATGGCTAAAAACGAACTCTCTTATTTAAAAGACATTTTTAAATCAGTCGACGACTTAAACCCCGACTCCGCAGTATTAGATGCTGCTACTCTATCAACTGCTGACGACTGGATTGATACCGGTTCGTATGCATTAAACGCTATTATCTCAGGATCCATGTATAAGGGAATTCCAGGAGGCCGTATTACAGGTTTTGCTGGACCTTCGATGGCTGGTAAGACTCTTATTATGAATAAGGTTATGGCTAATGCTCAAAAGAAAGGCTATATACCTGTAATTTGGGATTCTGAGGTAGCTGTTGATAAGAAAAGTGCTGAAGGAGCTGGCATGGATACATCTCGTGTTAAGTACTACCCTGTTGAGACGATTGAAGATTGCCGTAATCAAATGAGTGCATTTCTCGATAACGTTATTAAGGCGAATAATCCTGATCTTAAGTTTATCGTAGCAATTGACTCTCTTGGAAATCTTGCAAGTGCTAAGGAAATTAAAGATGCTACAGCTGGTAAAGATTCAGCAGATGTAGGACAAAGAGCAAAAGCTATTAAATCGATGATGCGTACACTTACCTATAAAGCTGCTAAAGCAAAGGTACCAATTTTATTTAGTAATCACATTTATGAAGGAATGGAAATGTTCCCTACTCTTGTTAAAACTCAGAGTGGTGGCAAGGGACCGATTTATCTTGCTTCGGTTCTTGTACAACTTAGTACGAAGAACGAAAAAGCTAGTGACAACCCTAATGAACAATCTGTGGCTATTGCTCATAATATTTCAGGTGTAACGCTTGGCGCTATGACAGTGAAAAACCGTTTTGTACCATCTTATCTTAAGACTGAACTTTATTTAAACTTTAAAACAGGTCTTGATAAACATGCTGGTCTTTTTGAAATTGCAGAAGCGTTCGGTGTTATTGAAAAACCTGGACGTACAGTAATGTATAAAGGTGAAAGTCTTGGTTATAGAAAAGATCTTGAAAAAGATCCTAAATTCTGGGAAAAGATTATGCCTGAATTAGAAAAAGTTTTACAAGAAAAACTTTGCTATGGCACTAGTTCTACAGTAGATATTGAAGAAGAAGTCGATAATATCGAATAATGTCTAATCCAGAACCTGGTAAGCTTGATCTCGATTATTACGAGAACATTATTCTTTTTAACTCTCTTTTAAGTCAGGAGTATTTAGCAACAATTATAGAACATGCTGATCCCGCTTATTTCAATGATAAGAGTATCCAGACTGTGTTTAAAACAATTGCATTTTTCTTTTCTGAGAGAGGTACCGTACCAACAGCAACTGAAATTAAGTCAAGATTAACTTCTGAAGAGGAACGAAAAGCGTTTAACGATATTGCTAACCGGTTTAAAGAAATTGATACGAAGTTTAATAAAGAAGAGTTACTTAGTAATACAGAGAGGTTTCTTAAAGAAAGATGTTTATATAAAACTATTTTAGAAACTGCTGAAAAGTATGCTCAAGGTAAAGCAGACCCCGCTGATGCACTTAAAGAGTTTGAAAAGGCTTATACTATTAATCTTACTGAAAATTCCGGTCATTGGTATTTTGAGGATGTAGATAACCATATTAAAGAACTCACTACTATATATAACCCTATTCCAACAGGTTGGAAATTTTTAGATGAAAAATTAGAAGGTGGGTTGTTTCCTAAAACACTCACCTGTCTTGTTGGTCAGGTAAATATCGGTAAGAGTATTTTTTTAGGTAATATTGCTACTAATTTTGTTTTAAAAAATAAAAACGTACTTCTTATTTCTTTAGAAATGTCAGAGTATATGTATGCAAAAAGGATTAGTGCACAGATGACACAAATACCTCACAATCAACTTAAAGTCTTTACAGATGAACTTAAACAACAAGTTAAGCATATTGAAAAGCAAATCGATAGTAAGCTTATTATTAAAGAATATCCCCCAAAGACAGTTACCGTAAGACATATTGATGCTTATATTACTAAGCTTGGCCATAAAGGTTTCAAACCTGAAGTTGTAGTTATTGACTATATTAACCTTCTTAAATCTTCTACAAAGAATTTAAACTCTTACGAAACTGTAAAAGAAATAGCTGAGCAACTTCGAGCTCTATCTTTTAAATATAATATTCCGTTTGTTACAGCTTCTCAACTTAATCGTGGTTCCTTTAATACATCATCACCTGGTATGGAAGGTATATCTGAGAGTATTGGATTAGCAGCAACTTGTGACGTTATTTGTTCGCTATGGCAAGAAGAAGAAGATAAAGAGCTCGGTATTATTAACCTCGGTATGCAAAAGAATCGATTTGGCGCTAACTATGGTAGTTGTGCGTTCAAAGTAAAATATGAAACGCTAACTCTTAATGAAGTTAATCCTGATCATTTTAGTACTGAAACACCACAACAAGCTATTGCAGATGCTCAAAATACTTTAGATAAACTTTCCATTACAGAAACTTGATTAATATACATAAATGCAGTAAATAATCTGCATACATGTTTAACGAAAAAGTATTAGATGATTTTTTATCAAAAAACGACCCTTTAAAACAAATATGTACAAAGGAATATATACAAGGTGTGTTTAAATT